CTGCGTCGAACCGATTGGCCGTCCCGGCGGGCTGGATGACCGCGAATTGCTCGGCTCCGGTGTCATTGACCATGCCGGAGGCGGCGACGTTGACGGTGCAGTAGGAGCCGGCCGGGCCGGTCGCGACGACGTTAAAGGTGACGGCGGTGCTGGCGCTGGCGGTCTGCGTCGCGTTGCTGCACGTGCCGTTGGTGACGGTCGCGACGACGGACTGGCTGAACGGCCACGCGCCGCCGACCGGGGTAGCGATGACCTGGAACGCCGCGCCGGTCGTGCCGCTGGCCGGGGTCAGGGCGAGGGTGAAGTGGCTTGCCGACGTCGGGGTTGGAGCGGGTGTGGGCGTCGGGGTGGGTGTCGGTGTCGGTGTCGGCGTGGGTGTGGGTGCTGTGGTGGCCGTTATGGCCTGGACCCCCACCGGCAAGCCGTTGAACCTCCGCCCGCCCAGCACGCGCAGCACGGTGGTGGTAGACGTCGGGGTCGGAGTGGATGTTGGGGCAGGCGTGGGTGTCGGGGTAGGCGTCAGAGTCGGAGTGGGTGTCTGGGCACTACCGGCCGTGTTGGTGCCATTGCCGTCAAGCTGATACAGCGCGATCAGATTGGCTTCGCTGCCAGAAAAAGCCCCCGTTGGTGGCGCGGCCCGCGCGGCATCAGGCGTGTTCCAGATCGCCAAGCTATCGAGCGCAAAGCCAGTCGTGTTTGCCAAGGGTGCGAAGAGATGAAGCAGCGGCGACCCGGAGGGGAGTCCCTGAGTGAATGACGCAACGACCGCGCCATCCATATAAACGGTGGTTTGGCCGGTGAAGGTTACGTAAATCCAATGATAGCTGCTCGTTGAGAACGATGGTCGGCCGCCGGTCGTTGCGATTGTGTTTGCACCAACAGCGGTCGCTCCGCCATTGGTTTGTAGACCGCCGGCCGCACCGCCCAGCGAGATCGCACCCTCGAGTTGCAGAAAGCAGCCGTAGGGGTCGCCGCCCGTCGAGATAACCCAGAGTCCCAGAGCAAACGCCGAACCATTGACAGCGACAGAGCCATCGGCCCGGCCGCTCGCAAGCGCCTGACCGTATTGGCCCGCCCCGAAGCCGGCACCGGTGAGCGTGAGATCGTTCGCCATCAGACCCGCGCCCCCTCAGCGTCGATAAATCGCGCGTCCATTCTCAGGTTCGCGAGGTCAGCGCCCCATAGCGATACGGCTACACGCGCGAGCACCGGGTTGTCCCGGTCGAACTCTTCCTCCCGCGCCCACAGCGTTTTGGCGAGACCATCCATCCCAGCAACCGCGTTGTTGGCCGCGTCCAGCTCGCCGAACAGCGAGAGCACGTCGAAGAGCTGAAACGCTGAGACCTTGTCCGGCACACGGATGGTGGTCGAGGCGGCGGGCGGCTGGAATGACGATCCGTCCCAGCGCCAGTAGACCTGCACCGCATCCGGGGCGCTGCGCCACGTCCCGACCGGAGAGGCGGGCGGGGTTGCTGATTGAGTGTCGATCACGAGGCCGTTCATTTCGTGTGCGAACATGGTTCGTCGCTCTCCAAAGTCTGACTAAAATTACGGGGTGAAAACGAACACTGCGTATGCCGGAAAACCGACCGCGCCTGGTAACGTTATGGTCGCGGTCGTCGCAGTCGTTGAGCCGGCGATGCTAAACATGTATCCGCCATGCGCGAACGCAGACCCAAGTGAACCGAAGTCGGTCAAGTAGGTAAGGTTGGCAGAGTTGCTTGTCGGGTTCTGCGCCGGGTCGTCGTGTTGAAAGACGACGAAGACTTTAGAAGTCGTGGATGTTGCAGGAATTGTCGCAGTAAGACTTGTCCCTGACACTGTGCAGGAGCCTGGGTAGATAGCAATGGAGGTGAAGCCATTAGCTTCAAAAACTCCCTGACAGGAGCCGTTACCAGCTCCTGTATTTGGCCCGTATTTAGTGCCCGTGTAACTGTTAACGGTCGTTCTATCGACGCGCAAACCCTGATATTGGTTTGGCGTACCGTTATAAACATTTGTCCAAGTCGGAGGCGTGGCAGTTGCGCTTGAGTAACCAGTCGGAGCATTGAGGCTGCCGAACACGAAACCAACTAAAGCATTGCCGACACTCGGATTGTAAGGCAGCAGACACGCCCCCCGAGACTCAGGAGTGTTGTGGGAAAATCCATACTGCAGGATCGTTTGCGGCGTGTTGGCAGGAGCACCGCTTCCACCACCACCGCCACCTGCCGCGTTTAGCGTTGTTCCGGTCAGCGACAAATTAGTGCCGAGCGTGATCGGCGTGCCCACACCCGGCGTCGCCGAACCGGCATACAACTGCGTCGCCGTCGCAGACCAGTCCGACACGCGGTTATGCTGGTTCCAGACCGTGCCGTTCCAGAACTCAAACCGGCCTAGGGTCGCATTGAAGCCCTGGACATACCGCCCTGCGGCCGGCGTCAGACGGCCTGCCGTGCTCCAACTCTGGAAGTTGCTCTGGATGTAGGCCGTGATCTGCGCGGCTGTGTAGACCACGTCACCCGCGCCAGCGATTGAGTAGGTCGCGATCTTGTCGCCTGCCGCCAGCCCGGCACCTGCCGGCAGCGCGTTCGTGCTGACGGTGTTGACGGAGAGCACGCCATTGGCGCTCATTGTCATAGTGACACCGTCAGCGGTGATCACCGGGGCTTTGTAATCCGTCGTGGCTCCGCCGGACCGAAAGATCGAGTAGAAGTCAGTCGAAACAGGCCCGCCTGGCGCTGCGGTCAGCGCGCCGATCGTGGTCCCAACGACCGATAGCGTACCATCGGAGGCGATCGAAACTGTGTTATTGTCCGACTTCACGCCGCCAAGCTGCGTCGTGGTTGCCACCGGGAGGGTGTAGGAACCCGTCAGCGTTACGGGCGCATAAGCCGTGCCGGTCCATGCGATGACCTGATTGAGTGTAGCTGACCCCTGGGCGAGTGCAGCCAAGCCAACGGCGCCTGCCGGCAGACTGACAGTTCCGGTCGAGACCGAGAGTCCGCCGGTCACCGAGAGGCCGCCGGAGGCAATGGTAGTACCGCCGGTGACGTTGAGACCGTTGCTGCCGATGGTCAGGCCGCCGGAGACGTTGACGCCACCGGTAAAGCTAGGCGAAGCGGTCGGCGCGCGGCTTGTGTCGGTCGGATGGACGTGGTCCGAACGGGCCGCTGTGGTAGCGACGCCGACCGCAGCGGCCCCATCCATAGCCGGAGCGATCGTCCCGAACGTGAATGTAGCAGCGCTGCTAAAATTCAGCACGCCGTTTGCAACAGAAAATCCATAGCCCAGCGTCAACGAAATCGCCTGCCCCGCCGTGCCGGACCCACCGAGCAACTGCCCGGCCGCAGCTGGGATTGCCGCGGGCTGCAAGGCTCCGACGATGCGGCTGTCATTGCCTGCCGCCAACGTGCCGGCCGTCGTGCCGATCGTGCCGATAAGGTCACTCGGTAGAACATAGCCGCCCGTCGCGCCGTTATCGGCAGGAATCTTAATCCCAACCAAGTTCGTGAACCGAAGCCCCTGCCAAGCAGCCACTGTATTTCCCCTTAGGAGCTGAGAAGGATGGGCGAACCATCCGTAAACACGGCAGGCGAGCCGTCCGAAAAAATCAGCGAATAGCCGGTGCGGATGGAGCCCTGAGAGAAGGCGTTCGCAAGTTGCTCTACGGCCAGCAGCCGAAGATCAAGCGAGACGAAGTTGGTGTTGAGGTCATTGTGGGAGACTGGCTCTAGCTGAGCCCATGTCTTAATTGCGGGCATGCAGGAGCCTTTCGCGATGTGCGTTGTATGCGCCCTGGATTGCGCGCATGGTTTCCGCCGCTTGTGCGGTGGGTTTTTGATGCTCAGTAAACTGGTGATCGGATTTGCGTTGCTTCTCGGATCTTGCGCAGCAAGAAACGCGCACGGTTTGGAACAAATCTGCCTCAACAGAAACAGACTACAATCAAGACCGCTATCAATGTGAGCGAGACGCTGGGGTCGGTCAGTTACCGACGCTAACCAACTTCGGCATGATGCAAACGTTGATGTTGTTCTCCCACTGCATGCAGGCCCATGGCTGGACTGCCTCAAAGGAACCGATGTGATCCTGCCCGAACTAATGCGGCAGGATCTGTCTTTCACTCCGATCGCGGTGATCGGCGGATCGCTTCTGATCGGCGCGTGTCATTTTGTGAACTTGCTGCTGCGAGATTTGATGGAACGCAAGAGAGCTCGAAGAATGTTCATCCTTCGATCTAACGCCCCCTACTCAGGGCTTGTAATTCGACCCGTCAAGCAATTCGTTTACCCGAGACGAACGTTGAGCATTCCCGCGAGCCGCGCCGACAGTCTTAACGACCCCACGTAAGGCCATATTAGCTAAGGGGTTACCGCCCGTCAGAACGCCGGCAGCAACGTGACCTACGCCCTCGGCACCGAGCTTCGCAGCCTGCGCCAGCCAAGGCTGCGTGCTCGATCCGGATGTCCCGCCGACATCTTGCGCCTGCTGCGTCCGGTGCAAGTCCGCGTAGACGTTCCAAAGTCGCTCCATCGCCGGATTATCCAGGCTCTTTGCCTCGTTGGAGCCTCCAGCCTGGCGAGCATCAACAATACCCTTCATGAAACGATTCATGCCGGCGAAGGTCAGTCGCTTGTCGCTTCCGGTCTGCAACCCTGGCAGGGCATCCTGCAGCAGGCTCATGCTGTCGATCGGCCGGCTCGCCGCCGAATAGTTGGAGAGGTATTGGCGATAGCCAGGCGCAGCGAGTTCGATCTGTCCATCAAGGGTATCCTTGAGCGCCCCGAGCTGATTGGCAGCGTTGCGCAGGGTCGGGGTCTCCTGCTGCGCAGCCTTGCCGAGCATGTCCGCGACATCCTTGCGGATGCCGTAGAGGATCTCCGGGTCGCTTTCGAGCGCACCATCCTTGTTGGACATATTGTCGCGCACTCGGTTCAACGCGGTTCGGACCGCGCCAAGCTTCCCGGCCGGGCCGGCGAGCATCTGATCGATTTGTGCGACAACTGGCTGTGCATTCGCATCGGTCTTGTTCTGCCACGCTGCGGCTAGGTCCTTTTGAGCCTGAGCGCTGCGAGCAGCGACAGCGTTGGATAGCGTTTGACGGTCGCCGGCCCCTTGGCTAAGGTATTCAACTCGCGCATCATTATTTGCTATCTGGACGCGGCGGAACGCCTCTTTGCTGTCCGGCTGATTGGCGAGGAACCGCTGATCGTTGGCGTCTGTGACCTTACCGCTAACTTCGGCCAGCGTCGGCTTCACCCCCGGCACATACTGCGTCGGATCATGTCCGTCCGCAGTGGTGCGCGGCTTAGCGAGCTGTGCCTGTTCGTAGGCTGCACGCGCGGCGAAGTCGGTTGGTATCGGCGGGCGAGTTGGTGCCGGGCCGGGGCCACCAGGGCCACCAGGGCCACCAGGGCCACCAGCCTCGGCAACGTCTCCTGCAAGAGCGTTGGCCGTGGGGGGCGCAGCCGCATCGCCAATCTGCATCCTAGGACGCCCGGCGAGCAGGTTCAGGGCCTGGTCTGCCAATGACACTGGCACTGGAGAGGTCGGGCCGAGCATGGACGGTGTCGCGGCGCCGGGGGTGGCGAGCGGGTTGGCGGCAAATTGAGGGCCGGCTAGGCTGGACACCTCAGCTCGTCCGAGAGCGCCGTCCCCAGCCGACAGCAGACGGTTCGCGATGGCGCCGCCGGTTCCCCGCGCGACCGAAGCCCCCACGCCGCCGGCTAGGACGTTGGCAAGCGCCATGCTGGCGGCCGGTGTGACGGCCCCTGTTGCCGGCCCCTGAGACATCTCAGCGGCGCCCTGGAGCATGTCGCGGACCGCAGTGGGCATCGCTAAGCGCAGCGGGCCATCGCCATTGCGCGCAACCGGTAGGATGGCCCCATAGGTCGCCTGCGGATCCGGCGCGAGCGCTTCTTGAACAATCTGGCCGGTCGGCTTGGCAGCTTCCGTGTTACGCACGGCGGCGAGATGCGCGTCTGCCGCATCGGCTGCGAGCGGCCCGAAAGTATCGGCAAGCTTGGGCGGGGGCGCCGGCGTGCCAGGGGTTGCCCCCGTCGATCCGAACAGAGCCGAAAATGCATCCCCTCCGTCCGGAGCGGCTGCGGATTGCTGAGCCTCCGGGGCATGCGCTGGAGCGGCCTGGCCGAACATGGCCGAGAAGGCATCTCCGCTGTCCTGCGCTACCGGAGCAGCAGCGGGCGCCGGAGCGCGGCCCTGGACGCCCCGAAGCTTGCCCAGCACCAGTCCAGGATATGCGGCATTCTGCGGCCCCCAACCAGCCGTGTTCGGGCCGCCTTGGTAGAGCTTAAGCGCAGTGACGACGTCCCCCTTGGCCGCGTCTAGGTTCTGCCGCATAAGCTTCGCGGCGCCGAACACGGCCTGCACAGGGTCGTGAGGATCGTTGACGCCCAAGCCGCGTGCGGTGTCTGGCATGAGCTGCATGCGGCCCTGCGCGCCTTTGTTCGATAGCGCCGTATCCTTGCCGCCGCTCTCGACGCCCTCAATCGCTTGCAGCAGCGATGGGTCGACGCCCCAAGCGCGCCCGGCTTCCTCGTAGAGGGTAGGATCATTGGCCATTCGGTGCGCCTGCCGCCGGGGTGCGAGGGTCTGGGATCAGGCCGCTCTTGACCATGGTATTGACCTTGGCGCGGAAGGCATTGCGCTCCGATGGAGGCATCCCCTCAAGCATACGCGCCCGATCGGCTGGGTCGAGGCGGCCTGCCTGGAACGCGCGCGGGTCGAACGCCTGATTGAACTGCGTCGAGAACGTGCCGTAGCTGCCGGCGCCGTTTTGCCCCTGATAGGTCTGCCAAGCCTTGTTCTTGGCGACGATTGCATCTTCGTTACCCTGGAGCATCTGAAGGATCTGGGTGGCGCCCATCTTCGACATCCCGCCATGCGGGTTGCCATGAATGGCCGCGTCGAGCTTGGCATCGGTGCCGTTGCCAAGCGTCTGCGCCTGCTGCGTCGCGAGGTTGGTCGCGAGCTTCTCGAAACTCTCGGCCGAGGCAACACGCTGCGGGTCCATACCGAAGCTCTTGGCGAGGTCGGGCGCGTAGCGCTGTGCGAAGTTCTGCAGGTATGTCTCGCGTGTTTGCCCAGGGCCCGGCGTGAAGCCCTGTAGGTCCGCCATCATGTTGCCGAGCATGCCAAGGCGGGTCGGGCTGTTGTCGGAGGACTGCTGCAGAGCGATGCCCTGGTCGGCTCCAGCCTCGGCCGTCTTGGCGGCGGCCTGAACCGTGCCTGGCATAGGCCCTGCCGCGATCGATCCATCTGCCTTGGGTGGGGCATAGCGGCCCGTGTAACCAGGCGGAACGAGGCCGGCAGGCAAGCCCCGGCCGGGGAGCGCCGCGCCGGCCGGGCCAGTGAGGGCGCCGGCGCCCTGGCGGTTTGCGACAACGCCAGCCGGGGTCAATTCCGGCTGGCCTTGCGCATTCTGTGTCGGAACCTGCTGCAGAAGCTCGGAGCGCGACGGGACGAGCGGTGTCGCGCTTGTGCCGCTGAACCCTCCGCCAGCGCGTGCCGGAGCCGTGACGCCCGAGATTAGATCCTGGCCGTTGCTCTGCTGCGTCGGAGTGCCGTAGATCTGCTGCGTCTGCTCGCCTGGTGACTGCATCGAAAGCTGCATCTGCCCGAGCGTCTGGCGAAGTGCTCCGGGATCGTTAGGGAGCTTCATGGCAAGCGCCGTCGCTTGGGTCTGCGGCACGAGGCCCATCGTGACAGCCCGGTCGAGCGCCGACGCGGCGCCGTCGTGGAGCTGGCCATCCGGCATGGCCAGTACCGATCCGAGCATGGATCCGATCACGCCGCTGCGGCTCTGCTGTAGACCTTGCTGCTGGCCCTGCAACTGCTGGCTCTGGGATGCGGCATCCTGCATGCCGAAGCGTGCGTCAGGATCGGCTGCGACCAGCTTGTTGAACTTGAGCGGGTCAAGTTGGCCGGTGTTGGGGTCCGTCGCCTGCTGGAGCGCGTTGCCTACGGCCTGGCGCCCCTTGTAGGCGGCGAGGGCATTGACAACCTGAGTTACCTGTCCCAGAGACTCAAGCGGCGTCTGGAGTCGCGTCGTTGGGTTGCCTACAGCGAGAGTGTTGTCAGCCATTAGTAGAGGCCGCCTGTCTGAAGATCACCGCCAGGTGTGCCGTTACCACTCAATTGGCTTACATACTTCTGCTGCTGCCGATTGTTAAGGTAGCCGTTGATGCTGCCAGAGAGCGCGTTTGCGCCCTGCGAAATCGTATTCCCGATCTGCGTAGCGCCGGCAATCTGCTGGTTGCCTGAATTGTTCGCCAAGCTGGCGCCAATCGAGCCGGTCTGCGCCGCAGCGCTTTCGCCCGTCGTCCCCATTGTTGATAGAAAATTGAGACGATCTCGCAACGCACCTTGGCTGAACTGGCCGATCGCGTTCCAATCACCCAGCCGCGTCTGCTGCTGATTGAACTGCCCTTGACGCAGGTTCAGGATGTTGTTGAAGTTGGTGTTGCCCTGCCCAAAGTTCTGGTTGTCTTTCGAGAGCTGATCGCTGAACTGCTGCTGCTTGATGTTGAACTGGTTCATGTATGTATTGTCGGCGAGCCCCGTAGCGAACGTCGCCGCACCTTTGAGCGCGGCTCCAGAAACACCCAGCCCACGGGCTGCTGCACTTGACGCCACCGCTTGTTGACCCTGCGATAGATTGAACTGATACCCAGGCGTCGCCTCAAGTTCGGCCTGCGACATGCTACCGGGCACGATGCTGTTGTTCTGCGCTTGGGGCAGAAAGTTGCCGACATCCTGGAGCGTCTGCCCCGGCATATCAGCGCCCATCTGGTTGGTGAAATTCTGGGCATTCTGAACAAACGTGGGAAGCAGATCGTTGACCTGACCGAAGGCCTGCTGCCCCGCCTGGGCGAAGGGTTGCAGATCGGTGCGGGTCTGATTGTATCGATCCTGCGCCTGCTGCGAAGCTTGTTTGACTGCATCAGCTTGCGTTTTAGCTGCTTGATATGTTGCAGCCGCATTGGCGACACCGCTAATCGCCTGCCCCGCCCCGAATGCATCAAAACATGGGCGCGGGAAGCGCTCTAGCCCTGCCCCAAAACCGTTCATCAGCGGCCCCTCTCACACAGACACGCTCGCGTGCCGCCGAAATCTTGCGGCGCACTGATTATCCAGCCATTCCGCCGACAATGCCGAAGCGCAGCCGTGTAATCAGCACGCACGACCGTGATTAGCCGAGGGAACAAGGAGAGCCCCTTGCCCATCAAAACCAGACTCTCCCGTAGGTAATCGCGCTTGTGCTCTGCAATCAGTCGCGTGCCGACCTGCCAAACCCGTCCAGTGTCCGCATCAGCGCGGCAAATGCCACCCAGCATCACCACACCCTGTATTGTGAGCCCAACCCACGTGATCTCGCTCTGTGCGAGCGCACGATTAAGCACAGCCGCATCAAACCACTTTCGCTCGTCGATAGGCAGTAGAACGGGCAAGCCCTCCAACATATCTGGCGTCGCCCGCGTTACGATCATGCGACAGTGTATCCGGACACGATCGCGTTGAGAGCCGCAGCCGTGCTGGCCACCGCGTTCAAAGTGTCACCCGGCCCAAGCACATGGTTGCCCAACTCGACTGCAATGTAAGCTTGTCCAGCAGGAATCGCTTGCACGCTCGTCACCGTCAACGCACCGCCACCGTTGCGGCCGATTGAGACCGTAAGGGTGACCGACGCTGCCGAGACGTTGGTGAAGGTCGCCTTTTTGACGACGGCTTTGATGTTCGTTGGCGTCGTGTAAAGCACAGTCGCAGTCGTGCCTAGCGTGGCGCCGCCTTGCAGCACCGCGGGAAGGATGGCCATGGGTATCGCCTCAATCGGCTATGAGTTGGGCAAGCAACGCAGCATGATCGTCTGATCGTGCCGTCTCAAGATCATTGAGTGCGGCTAGAATTTGGGCGTCAGCGGCAGATGCTTGCGCAGTAGAGGCGCTTAACGAAGCTGCGGATGCCGAACTGGTCGCCGCATTTATCGCCGCCGTATTCGACGCCGCTATTTCGCCGGTAAGCGGTGCAGATGGCCCGGCCGCCCCATTCGTGCGCTGCCAGAGGTTTAAAAAGAACTGTACTGCAATCGGTGTCAGCATTCCATTGCTGTCCACAAGCGGCATTCCGACCGGGACGAATGGTTGCGCGAGGCTCACGATCCAGAAACCTTCTTACTGATCCAAGCACCCATGAGAGCCGTCCTGATCGGTGCCGTCCAAGTCAGCCGAAACACCCGATCGCGCGCCATGCCGAGCCGTTGGAATTGCACGGACGTGATCGCCACGCCGGCGGCCCCCAGCATCGCGGTCTGCCGGCCGGTGTAGGTCGCGCCACGGTCATCAGACCACTCAAGTGTCAGCGGCGGCTCGGCCCCCGTCGTCGTGCCGCACTCCATGTCAACAAGGAACTGCGTGTAGAAGACCCGGCGCCCGTCCTCCAGCAAATGAGGGAACGCGCGCTGCCGCGCGATGGGTGTGTCGTCGTCGGTGAAGGTGCCGGGGTTGAGGCGGTAGAGCGCGCCGGTCGCGTAATCGCCGACGACGTTCTGCCCAAAAGCGAAGGCACCGCACTGCGCACGATGGCGTGCGAGCGTGCTGCCGTCGAAGCTGCCCCACTGATGCCACCACTGGCTTGCGATGTTGAACACCCAAGTCCGGTCGGCAGTCGGAAACGTGACTACGTAGAGGGTATGACCACCCTGCTGAAACGTCCATCCGACCGCGTCGTCAATGCGCGCATAGCTTTGCCACTCCGCCTCGATCGCGTGCGTGCTGATGCGGCCCGCTGCGTAGCCACGGGAAATGATCGCGACGCCCTGCCCTTCCGAGTTTTGGCTGATCCAGAAGAGGGCGTTATCTGCTCGAGCGAGGCTATATTTCGCGACCGCGCCGCTGTCGACCGTCGCGGTCGGGATCGGCTGGAACGGGAAGTCTGGAGCGCCCGACGTCGTCCACCATTCCGTATGCATCGTGCCCACGATGGTCATGGCTCCATGCACGGCCATGATACCCATCATGGCGTCCTGCTGGCCGGAGAAGTTGGCGAAGTAGAGTGCGTTGAACGTCAGTGCTTGGCTATCCGACACGTAGAGCTGCGGCAGGCCGGGCCGATTGAAAATGAAGTAGGTTGCAAAGAACTCGACATAATCGGCGCCGTAGAAGCCGGCGGAGACGATCGGCGCGAAGGCGTTGTTGGAGAGCGTCACCCGGTAGCCGGACGACGTGCCGTCAACGATCGCCATGACAACGCCGTTATCGGCCATGCTGACCCGAGACGCGCCGGCTGCGATGCTGCCTAGCAACGTGAAGCTCCAATCGGCCCCGATCGCGTAAACTCCAGTACCATACACGCCATAAAGCGCACCCAGCTTGGAGCGATAGAGTCCGCGACAGCCGACTTGCGGGGCTGTCCCGAGCCGGATTAGTCCGGGCGTTGGATAGTAAGCGACCCTGCCCTGCCCCTCCTGAACCGGCTCGCCGAAAAGGTTGATGCAGGCCTGAGCGCCAGCGATGATGCTGCGCGCGGTATAGGCTCCGCCCGACAGCGGTATCCGCATCTAGGCTGGACCCGTCCCGGCTCGGATTTGCGCGGCTCTGGCAGCAGTCAGGCCCCCTTTGCTCACTGCCAAGTCAAGCAGGGGCTGTAGGTCGACGCTGTCTAAATTAACCTGTCCCTGCGTCGCCACCCTTAGCATGCCATAGAACAACGCGGGATCAGCAGCAGCTGCGGAAGCCACTTCGGCGGCGGTCCAAAGGGCTAGAAACGCCGCACTCGTGATCGTGCGGGGAATCGATATTTGACTCGACCGCGTGAGCGCTGACTGGATTTCACTTGACGCAGCAATGACGACGCCATCAATGAGAATCGTACTCATTAGACCACGCCTGAAAGGCGGACACGACCAGAATTGATGCTGCCCCCTGAAACAGCGAACAGAATGTGTGTCGGAGTTCCAGCAACGTTGCACCGCCCCTGAACAGTTGCCCCCTCAATCATCGAGCCAGACCCCCAATAAGTCGCAAACACCGTCTTATCGTCTGGGGTAAATTCCAACCAGCCGGACTGCCCCGACGTTAGGCCAGTAGGCCCGATCTGAACAAGCGTTGAGCCATTCGCATAGGTCTGCGTCAGTGACGTGTCAGCCTTGATCATTACCCAAGCGTAGTCACTTGGCCCGGTTGAATAGCTCAACCCGCCGTTAAAGCTAAAATTAATATACGGAAATCCTCCCGATGACGGGCTAATTGCTTCAAGATCCAACCGAAAGCGATTGTAACCAATGGGCAAGGAAACCACGACGCCCAATTGCGGAGTTGGAATCACAAAACGGGAAATCGTGCGCCATGTTACTTGATCCAGTCGTGCCGGATCGGTCGATGCGGTACCCTGTGCGACGTTGAACAGGCGGCGGGCGCCCATGTCCTGATCGACGGTAGCCGGATTTGTCGGCAAGCCCGCAACCTTTGCCTGAAGCGTGCTGATCGCGGTGCCGTTCGTTGTGCCGGTGGCGGCGGCAACGGCGGCGCTTGTGTCGATCGCCTGAAAGTTGACATTGAGATCGGCATGCAAAATCTTCTCGCCAGCGTTCCAGATCTTTGGCACCGTCATAGCAGCACGTCCGATCCATCAAGGGGGGATATGTCGACACGAAACACGCCAGAGTTGCCCCCTCCATCGCTTCCCCCCGCATAGGCAAAGCCGCCATATCCGCCGCGCATCACCAGGCCGGCGACGTCGCTGGGCATGTCAAGTTCTGGGATTTGCGCATTTGTTTTGCGGATCGTGGCGAGCGCCGACTTGGCAATCGCTACGATCGAAGGGTCTGGTGGAAGCTGGTAAGACGGGCGCAGGCGGGCAGCGAGGTTGTAGAGCATTGCCTCGTTGTATTCCGGCGGAAGATTGATGTTGTCGTTCAAGCCGAGGGTCAGGAACTCCTGCGACTTGAAGAACAAGTGAATCTCAGTCTGACCGTTCGCGACCGGCGTCGGCCAGAGATAGAGGCGGCCGATAGGGAACGCGGGATCGTAGTAGACCGAAGTCGTAGTCCCCTGTTGCCCCTTGAGAGATATCTCATTGTAGTCCTGCCGGCTCTCGATGATGCCGAGCCGGCTGTCGACCGATGTGGCAGCATTCGGATTGAACCGGATGAACGCATCGGCCAGGCGATCGGGCCGGGTCATGATGATGTCGTTCGTGACGTCCGAACCGACCGTGTAGAGATGCTTGCCAGTGCTCGAAAACACAACTTCGGCCAAGTCCGTTACGAGCCAGCGGCGACGCTGCCACTGGCCGAACATGTCGTTCAGATCATCCAGTGCGTCGGCTAGGTCAACGGGGCTAGGCGTCTGCCCCACACCATTGACGCCGGACTTCTTGAGCGCCCGCATGATGAGTGCGCTAGGCGTCATTCAGGTCCTGCTCGCTGATGAAGTAGGAGGACTTGGGCGGGCGCCCCCGGCGGCGGTCTCTGTCGGCTCGGCTGGCGCCGGGCTGGTCCGTAAGCCCCTGTGCGCCAAGCTCATCAGCCTCCGCAGACGCAGGCATCTCGACGTACTTGGCGCGTAGTTCGGCCTCATGTTCCACGCTTTCCGCAATATGCGGCTGACCTGATTTAAGCAGGTAAACCGCTTTGGGATATTCATGGAACATGACGCCTTTACTCCTTACACAGGATCGGCAACGGTTACGACCCACTCTGGCTTAAGCCCGACCGACCCGGACAGCAGGTCGAGACGAGTGCCGAGAACGTCGCTGGCGAACGCATACTGCGTGAGCACGCGAACCGACATTTCGTCGAACACTTCGCGCGCGCAATCGACATTCGGCGGCATGATCAGATCGACAGTTACCAGCGCCACTGCCTTAGGCACGAACGCAATGTTCTTCCGATAGGCGACGCTCGCCGCGATCTTGGAATAGATCACGGCGCCGTTGGTCGGCGAAGACATGACCGTCTGATACTGCTGCTGGTTACCAGTGCCATCCGGCCCGAGAAGAGCGGGATAGATCGGAATCGTCGTCGAGCCAGACGGAACGTCCGACGTAACCGCGAACGTGCGCAGGCCACCCGTCGAGGACTTCGTGACCGGGTTTGCCCCACACACGAGGTCGATGCAGATGATGTCACCCTTTTTCAGGGTTCCCGTCAGAGCGGCGACGGTCAGCACGTTGCCTGTCTGATTTGCACCAGCAACGGTCGTAAAGGACCACCCCTTGGACGCAGCGTAGGTCGAGCCGGCGCTTGCGAGCGTGCCTGTGGTGTGGATGAGGATGGTCTGATCGTCCATCCAGTCAAAGCCTAGAGCGCGGCTCATGTCGCCGTTCTCGTACTGCTTCGCTAGCAAAGGCTGGCTATTGAAGTAGCCAGCGAGTGCTTCAACCGTTGTCGCCTGCGTGTCAGGAGACATAACGACCTTGTAGTCATCATACGGGACACCGGTATTCTCTAGCGCTGCTTTGGCATGCAGCCAAGTGCCGGCATTGGGTGTAAGCAAGTTACCGTTGGCGTCGAAGCGAGCCGAGAAGGCCGACGAACCGCCCTCGACAACCGCCATGGTATCGACGGCAAGCCCTCCAATGACGACGTTGACGGCGGGCACGATGAACGTCTCGGTAAACCGATCCACGTTCATCGTGCGATCGACTGAGGTAAAGCCCATATCCACACCTGTCTGGCTGGCGACGGTCAGCGTGACGACATTCTGCGTGCTGTTCTGGATGACCGCATTGGCCCCGCGACGCAGCACGTAATCAACCGGCTGGCGAATGCGAATGGACTGGCCTGGAACAGCGCCGCTGCGCTCAAACTCGCTGTCGTATTGGCGATCGACCATGCGAATCCACGAGTTCTTGTTCCGCGCGAGCTTGATCGCCTTGCGGGCGATGTACTGGTTGGTAATGAGGCTGTTAGCCACCACTATTCTCCTGTAGTAAGTCTACTGATTGAAAATGCCGCTCACTGCAAGAGGTCTTGCGGCAGTGACATCCAGGACAGGCGAAAAGGAGTGTAATCGCAGCCAAGTCCGGTTAGGCGTTACTAGCTCAGGGTTTGTCCGCCCTGGTCGGATCGCAGCGTCAGCGACGCTTTTTGCTGTTCTCCTCGTCCCACTTCATCCAGTCCGCGATATTCTTCGGTCCTAGATTACCTGGCTCGGCGCGAACGCCACCGCCAACCGGGTCAAGAGGAGCCGGAGCGCGGGACGTGGCAGGCTTAGCCGCTGCCTTGGCGGCAGCAAGCGAGGTCTCGATTTTGGCGATGGCGGCGCCCATACGAGCCGGCGACATCTCGCGAATACGCTCCGCCTCGAACGGGTTGGTGCCGAGATAATGCAGGATCTCGGCCGGGTTGTCGGCTTCGCTGGCGGCCTCAATGATCGCCCGACCGGCCTGAGTAAAGCTCCCATCCGGCTTGAGGCCGTCGACGGTAGACCAAAGAGAGCCGATGGCTGCTCCAAAGCCGTCTCCGAACGTCTCGCGGCCCTTGGCGGCGATCTTGTTGCAGTCCTCGTTGAACAGCATGGTCGAGGCGCGCTCCTCGACCATACGCTCGATCTCGGCCTTCGTCGGCGCATGAGCCGCGGGCTGCGACGGCGGCGCCTGTCCATGCTCGGCAGCGGGCTCTGATGGTGCCTGGAACCGCGCGATCTGCTCACGAAGGGTCGCGAGCTCAGCATCCTTGGCTTCAGTGGCGCGGGTTGCATCGCCAAGTTTTGCCGTCATGCGTGCCCAGCGGCGATCCTGAGCCTCTTGGTTCCGTGACTGCCGGTCTTTGGTCTTGTCCTCTTCCGTCGGTTCTACGACCTCAGCGGGTTTCTCAGCCTCGGCTGGTTTCGGTGCCGGCTCGGCATCTGCCTGAACCGACTCACCGCCGGCGCCTACCTCCGCCGGAACGATGACATCCGACTTGACGACAGAATCGCGATAGCGCGCTTCGTCCGAAGCTAGAGCTTTGTCTAGTGCGTCTGACATGTTCTCTCCGCTCGGGTTTTAAGCAGGCCCGGCCTGGTTCTGCGCTCCCGGTGCAGCCGGGGTCGGTTGCGCCGCCTGCCCATCCTGGGGCTGTGGCGGTTGCATCTGGGTTGTCGCCGCGTCCATCGCTGCAGCGTGCATTTCATCCTGAACTTGATGCGCCTGCATCACTGGCAGCGCCGGTTGGCCAAGCATCTGCGACACTTGCTCTCGGATGATAGGAATGAGCGCTGTCGGATCGATCTGCGCAACAGCTGCCATACGTGCGGTCTCGGCTTTGTAGTCCTCAATCGCGGTCCGCGCGGCACGGTCGCTGATGTCTGCCTTGAGCCTCGTGTTCTCGGCCTTGAGTTGCGTGGTCTCCTGATCGGCTTGGCCGATCACTTGCTGGGCATGCTGCTGCATTGCCTGCAACTGCTGCTGTAGCTGCTGAACCGCGGGCGGCGGCCCGGTATCGTCTGACAATAGGTTCGGCGGGATTGTGCGCCGCAGTCGTTGCGCCAGTTCATCCGCACCTGGGAAGTCGGCATTCTTGAACATCAGATCTGCCGCGACCTTCGTCAGCTCTTGGTTCTGAGCCAGAAGCTGCGAGTAAGCGTTGAAGGCATCCTGGCGTTTTGTGGCGAAGCTCGGCCCGATGTCGGCGATGACGGCATATCGACCGATGCTGGGGTTAAAGACCGCCGCGACCGCGCTGGGATCGTATTCTGGCGCCTCCAGGTTCTGTTTTTGCTCATGCGCATCGGGGTGCGCCGGATCGATCTGTAGCTTGTAGCGGGAGCCATCAGGATCGAGAATCTCGAATACGCGCTTGGTGTCGTAGATCTTCGGAATGACATCGACGATCATGCGTCCAAGAAACCGCACAGCCTGCGCCTGGTGGTCGATGTAGTGGGCGGTGGCGTTGTCGCCTTGGCGCTGACGCTGCTGAATAGCGACGCCAGACTTCTCGTTGCTCGGCTCGCCAAGGTTTGCTTGGTGCTGGCCGCTCACGTCCATGATGAGCTGAGACGAGACGTTTAGGCCCTGGATGAAGGCTTGCGCCATTTCCGGGGCCGGCTCGCGCCGTGGCGGGGGAAGCTCGGTGCCGTTATCGTCCACGCCGTTGTAGGGCAGGAAGGCATAATTCTTGGTGTTCGAGTTACGCCAGTATTCCTCGTATCCCTCGATCGACCGGATATCCGCGAGATAGGGCGATTTGTTCTGCAACGCTACGTGCTCGACGGCGGCGCTATAGAAGAAGTTGTGCATCTGCTGCGCGCTGATCATAGAGCGCGTATGACCTTTGCGGTCGAGCTTGCCGTCGATGACGGTTTCTTCGCCTACGAACCTTGCGATCGGGATATACTGGCCAGGCCAGATGGTTCTAGCGATTACGTCGCCGCCCGCAATCGTGAAATGCTCCACAACCGTTTTTGTAATGCGGCGGCTGCGGAACTTGGCTGCCTTGAACGCAACGACAATCTCTTCCGGCAGATCGCTGCCACGGACCACGCCACCATCCTGTTTGTCCGGCATGATGCCAGGGGGCACCTCAAACAGCCAGTCTGACTTGTCCACCTTGCGGTAAAACTCGGCCACCCGGACCTTGTCAGCGCTGACCCAGTCCGAGGCAACGTCAGCGAACTGCGGTCGAATCGCTGTGTCTTTATAGGCAGGATACTTACGGGCAAACTCGCGCTTGTCGAAGTCGCTGAACGAGACCCCAAACCGCGCGTCGCTGCCGTCGTATTGCTTGATATCGGGGTCGAGGTAGATACTTAACGGATCGTCGACGCGGCGGATCATGAGATCCTGGTTGAAGCCATCGTCATCGGAATACTTGGTGATCAGCCGGCAATATCCGATCCCGCCGTAAACCTGGTGATACGTCGCCGAATCGTAGGCATCTTGGGCATCCGACTGATATTCGATGTGACGCACGAGCGCCTCGAACACCTTGGCAGCATCATAGGTCGCGCCATCGCCAGTAGCGCGGATTTCGATCCCCGGCTTGTTCTGGCGGGCGTCATTAACGATTTGAAGATTATGCTGCCGGACCATGTTGTTGGTCAGCAGCGGCTTCATAGCGCCTTGCCGCTCGGTCGTAATGTTTTCGGGCCATTGGTAATTGTTTCGACTGTCACCCTCGGCAAACTTCATGTCGGCACGGATGTTCTCGCGTGCGTCGTGCTCCCAGTCTTGACAGCGTTTGAACCGTGTGTACGCATCGGCAAGGATGTCCTCTGGCGACGAACCATCCAACGGAGTATCGTCGCTTACGTTCATGGTTTAAATCTAAGAACCTCCATAGGATCGTGCGCTAAGCCATCCACCCGCCAGCCCCCGCTATAGCGTCGGGGCTTAATTTCAACTTGGGCCGCGCAATCTTCGGTCTTTCTTCAAGCCCAACGGCTAGGTGTCCAGCCGCATCGGACCCGTGTGAAGCCCAATCGTGAACTGGGTTTGGCCTAAATACGCTAGCCTTCTCGTTCCACTCGCGCCGGTAGTGCCAGAGCGCCTTTAGGCCTGCCGCACACCGCCCGGCATCGAACCGAGATCGCGGTAGCTTCATTCGTAGCGCCGTGATGCGCTCAATCGGGTTCATAGCCGGCACGACCTTGATCGGTCGCACACCAAGCCGGTTCAGGATCTCCAACCTCGACACACCGGTTCCAAGCTCGCGCACATCAACGTCATGCGGAAGGATATGCTTGGCGTAGGTGTAGCCCTTGCTGTTTAGCAGCGCGGCATAAGTTTCTAAGCCAACCCCGCCAGCCTCAAAGTAGTCGATCCAACGCAGCTCACCGCCCGGCGAAACCTGAACGAACCAAATGGCCGTGCTATCATCCATCCCGAGATCCCAGGACGTCCAGACCGGTAGCATCGGGTCATAAGGCACTGCGGTGATACGGCCCTCGGTCTCAGCTTGTTGCAAGTCTTTCGCAAAGAAAGCACCGCTATTTGGTGTTTCGAACGAACATTCGAACTCCTGCGCGAATTCTTCCGGTGTCATCTCTGATCGCAAACCGTCGATAATCTCGTTGCTCAAAACACCCGTGTCCTGCCAGCGCAGCAAATAGCGTGAATGTCCAAGCGTTGAGCCTGCCTCGACAAAAGCAGTCTTGAGCCGTCCATAGCCTTTTGGTGTGCCAGAGCGAACTAGAACGCCATCGAAGTCGGCCAGCATCGGCAGGATAGCCGTCGTCTGCCCCTCGGCCTGCGTATCGTCATATTCGTCAAGAATGATCTCGTCAGCGTAGCCGCCGCGCCAGCTATCGGGCTTGTCCATGCCGCCTGCTTGGTAGACGCCGCCGTTCGGCAGGATCAACCGCAGCTCGGACTTCATGGCCCGCGCGCCTGGAATGGCCAAACCTGCCGCATGAAGCATGTCCCAAAGACCCGTGCGGTCCCACTGGACCTGATAGGGCAGCGTATGGATCACTCTTGGCGGCGGATTGCGGCGCGGAATAGAGAGCGCCCGCTTGATGCCGCGCCACATGAGGCACGTTGATTTTCCAGCTCGACGGTGAACGACGGCGGTAATGCGCTTGGCTGGATCGGAAATAAGTGGTCGTTGCCAGGCGCGCGGAGCAAACGGCAAAGGCTGCCGCTGGATCATCATTCCTTGTCTTCGTCAGCCCATGAATAAACAATTTGCAGCGGTCCGCCATCGGCGCCCATAACTTCTTTGCGCTCAACCATGAATGCCTTGCCCGCGGAAATCTGATCCCGCTCAAGCTCGGCACCAAGCGCTAAGTTGAACATATGCTCCTCGACCGCGTCCTGCCGCTGGCGCCGAACTTCAGCGCGGTTGAACGGCGCAAGAGTAGCCACCGAATGCCCCTGCGCATTCGTCTTCGATCCGAAATCTTTCTTGCGGTTCGTGTTCCGCACGAAACCCTTGGCCGGACCGCCGTAGCCAGCGCCAGTCGCCGGCCGATCACCACCCTTGTCGTAATCAGCCATCATCAGTTTCGTGTGTTGCCGGCTACTTTTGAGCGGTCGGCTTGAGCTTGCTATCGGTCTGGTCGCGGTCGGTGTCCAGCGCGGTCGGCTTATTGCCAGCGTGGTCAGCAGCATAGCGGTTCCCGGCCGGATCTTCGACAATCACGGGGCGATCGAGCGTAATGCCGGGCGTCGAGTTTGGCGCCACTGGATCAACAGGCTCGGTCGGCGGCTTGAACTCAGGCTTTTTATCTTCCGGCTTGGCCGGCTCGTCGCGATGAATGCCGTCTTTGATCGGCAAGGACTTGTGATCTTCGGCCATAGTTTTCGCCTCTCGGAGAAGAGTTGGAAGGCTTGAGTTTTAAGAGATTGCTGCTGCCCGAACACCGGGCGCAATACGCCGCCCTCACTTAGGCAGCATATTTAGCGGATTGGCAAGAAGAAACTCCAATCAAGCCAACCCCCACTGCTTCACAAGATCATCCAGCGACGCCCGCAGCGTCGCAAGCCTACCTGTGCCGGGATGCTGCTCAAGACACATGCCGTGCAAGATTCCTGCCGCAGCCGCCGAACGTGAGCCAAGCAAAAAGCGAAACCGCGTGATCGCCGCTGCCTCCTGCTCATCGTCATCATGGCCCTTGTTCCATCCAGGCGGCACGTAGCCAGACGTGGTGTTCGGCTCAAACCCGGCCGCGTTGTGGAGCTCGATCACCCGCTGAGCTGCCTCGTATTGCAGATCGCTCAGTTGAGCACGCTGATGCATACGGTCAATCAGGTGCGCGTCCGAGTAAGCACGATATGTGACGCCGGCCTGTATTGTCTCTCGAATTGATGATGGTCGCGACCGATACGCCGCACCGCGCGAACCATAATCAATAACGGGATCAGTGGGAAGATGCCGTTTCTTCATTCATCTTTCCTTTTCACGCGCGCACGGTTTGATGATCAAACTGCCATGCGCGCGGGAGAGGCCGTTATGGCGGCCAACCCGCAGATCACCCGGACAACTCTGCCGAGCAGCGTAGAATGCGCGTTGGTGTTTGCGCCAAGAGATGCGCCAAAAGGCTGCGCTGAAAATGCGCGGAGCCAAGGGATTTGCGCCAAAAGTGCGCCGAAAGGTGCGCCAAGAGATGCGCCTTAAATCGGCTCCGGGGATGGTGTGGTGGTTGCGCCATACCCCCCCCCTTAGGGGGGGGTATGGCGCACCCCGCCCTCCGCCGCTCGAAAACGCCGGAAAATATGGGTTTTTGAGAGTTTTTGGATTGCCCGGTTTTATTGGGTTGCGCCAAAAGTGCGCCGAAAGGTGCGCCAAGAGATGCGCCAAAAGTGCGCCGAAAGGTGCGCCGAAAGAACGGGGCCATGCTCATTCGGAGGGCCTCTTAGAGTTGTCGACCTTGAGGCCCGGCATCATCTTTCGTGTCACGGAACTGCGGAATTCCTGCTCATAAAGCAGGCCAGATTTGAGCCACGCTGCAATCGTGCCCGACGCCTGTTTTTCCAGCATGCCGCACTCGTCGATCAACAACTGACCAGCCCATCTGCTCGATCCTCCCCGATTCGTTTTGCTGAATAGCATCCCCGGCTCCGGCCCCTCGGCGATGAGATCAAGCACACTGTTGAGGATCTCCGGTGTCTGTGCAGAGAGCATGGTAGGCGGCTCCCACGAGACGACGGACGCGACTTTGTCCCCGTGGGGATAGTCGTTCGTTGGGTTATGGAGATCGACTTGGTCGAGCATGAACCACTTTGCTCGGCCGGCGCGCGGCGCCATGTTGGCCTTCGCGTTGTCGAGTCGCACGTATTTCCACCGGTCCTCAGTTGGGATGCCGATCTGCTCGCCCTCGTCTTCGGTCATGGGGGAGAGCAGCAGGCCAACACGGGCACTGTCGGTCAGCCCCTTGGCGCCGCGGGCGCTATCGATGTCGGTGACGGCCCCCTTGCGGACGTGGTGCACGAGCATGATGGCGCAGTTGGTGGCGCGCGCGACCCGACGCCAGGCTGCCGCGGCGGCAATCATATGTGGGTTGCTGTTTTCTTCGAGGGTGTGGCTCTCCGCGAAGGGGTCAACGCACAGCATTCCGATCTGGTTAGCCAGGAGTTGCTCGACTAGCGCGGCTTCGTCGGGGTGGACGACCTGGAAGCCGTCGTTGCCGATGCTGGCCATGTGGACGGGGCGGTCCTCACCGGAGTGCATGAACAGCCTACCTTCGATTTCGCTCTCATCAATGCCGTGCCGGATGACGATCGCAGCGAGCCGGCGGTCCAGCTCATCCATAGGATCCTCAAGGTTGAGGATGGCGACATTGACGCGGGCGAAAACGTGCTCGTTGAGGAACGAGCGGCCGCAGGCGAGGGAGGCTCCGACTGCCATCGCGTAGGCACTCTTGCCGGTGCCCCCAGGCGCCACGAGCACGGTCACGAAGCCACGCAGCAGCTGCGTGCCGTAGAGCCACTGGCGGGGCGGTATGGTGGTCGGGTCGGGCAGCTTGGCCGCCCGCAGCACCAACGCAGGTGATGCCAGGCGGACGATGTTGTCCGGTCCCCAAACTGGATCATTGGCGTCCACTCGGGCCTCGGCGTTTTGACGCTTGACGCGCGACGGTGCGGCAGATCTCAAGGATCTCGTCTGGCAGCAGGATGGCATCCGGCAGGACTGGCGCTAGGCCGCCGGAATCCACCACGCTTTCAGCTACCCGCAGAATTTCAACGCCCGGGCGACGCTCTTCGCAGAGGGGCCAAGCAGCTCGACGGACACGGTGTTCGGTCAGCGCCCTGGCTTGATCGATGCTGTTCGCCCGCTGCCCCATCAGCCATCGGGCGAACAGCAGTCGCTTGCTGAAATCTAGATCGCGACTGTGGCGCTGGCTCGCGAAGAGAGCGAGGCAACCGAAGGCGTCTGAGGGCTCCAGCCAACTGCGAGCGACCAACACCGCCAACTGCTCGGCATAACCGAGCACATCCGACCAATCGCTCGGGGGCGGCGGAATGACCGCTCCAGACGGAACGAAGCCGTCCGCCTCGGCCCAAAGCTCGGTGAGGCTCATCCCGCCCTCACCAGCTTAAGCCCGTCCTCAACCGAGCGCAGCACCTCTGCGAACCCGCCTGCGGCTTCGACTGTCGCACGCCAGCGCTCCTGGTGCTCCTGGTCCTTCCGCGGTCGAGCAACAAGCGGCTTGACCTCGCCCGAGGTGAACACGGCAATGCGGTGGCCAACCATCTCTGGGGTGATCGTGACAGTGGTCCAACCGATCAGGTCGCCGGACCCTACCTGTAGACCGAACGTGACGTATCGTGCCTGCCGAAGTGTCACTGATAGTTTGCTGTTGTCGAGCACCTCGCCGACCCAACCGCCGCCGACGCTGTTGCGGAACAGACGTGCGTGAGCAACCTTGCCGATTGCAAGGCGGATATCAGCTTGCAGGGGAGATTCGGCCGTCATGCGGATTGCTCCGACGCAGGCAATTGACTGCGGCGCATACCGGCACCAAGCCTGAACCGCCGGCGCAGCTGCATCTGCATCATGACCCAGCCGGGCTTGTAGCCAAGGGCGCGTTGGAGCTCGGTCAGAGCATGGCGAGCATCGTCTTCCCCGAGGCTGCGCGCGTGCTTCAGAGCCTCCTGGAGGCTGCGCCCACCGAACTGCTTTGCCTCATCCCGAACGATCTCCTCAAGTTTGCCCTCACGCTGCTCGATCTGCTTGCGCGCACGGGCTACCGCAGTGGCGTAGACGTAGTCACAACTAGGGCAGCGAGGTGTCGGCCGATGCGCGGCGTAGCATTTGGGGCACATGAGGACCGTAGCGGCTGCACTTCGCTGCGGTCGGCCGTCGAGCGTCCATTCGCGATCGGCGTCGGGGTGGCCGTGCACATGCAGATTGCCAACATGATCGATGATCACGGCCTCGGACTTCCCGAGAAAAGTGCGCAGAGCCCGGCCGATCATCTGCAGAAAGAGCGCGAGGCTCTTGGTCCGTCGAAGCAGCAATAGGCACTCGATCTGCGGACAGTCGAATCCTGTGGTGAGCAAGTCGACGTTGAATAGGACGAGGATGCGGCGCGCGGCGAAATCGGCGAGGATCCGGTCCTGCTCGCTCTTCGGCATGCTCCCATCGACATGGGCGGCCGGAATGCCGGCGCCGCGAAACTGCTCCGCGCAGTGCTTGGCGTGATCGCGAGATCCGCAGAAGCCAAGCGTGAGCTTGCCGGAGGCGAGGCGGCGCCAGTGCTCAATCACGTCACCGGTGATGCTGGCCTTGTCGAGTGCGGCAGCATCGGCAGCGGTGTTGAACTCCTTCCCCGACTGCATCGGCAGATCGGCCTGGATCGGCGGCGCGAACAAGCGCAGTGGAACAAGATACCCGCGCGCCGTAAGCTCGCGAACGCCCATACCGTAGACGATGTCGGAATATTCGGCGCCCAGGCCCTGCCCATCCTCGCGACAGGGAGTGGCGGACAGGCCGAGATGCCAGGCCTTGCCATAGTGTTGTAGGATGCGCCGCCAAGTAGCGCACATCGCAAGGTGCGCCTCATCGCTGATGACGAACTCGAATTCCTGCAGCTTATCGAGCCGGCGTGACACGGTCTGCATCATGCCAACCTGGATTTTGGCGCGGGAATCGCCACGTTCCCCGATCACACCATGCGGAACGTCGAGACTGCCGGAGATCATGTCGCGCAAGTTCTCGCGGTGGCAGAGGATGAGCGATCGTTTGGTTGTACGGCCAAGCATGTGCCGGGTCAGCGCTGACTTGCCGAAGCCAGTAGGTGCTACGAGGAGCGCCCGACGGCGTCCAGTGCGGTATACTGCCTGGACGCCCTCAAGGGCCGCGGTCTGATGCGGCCGTAAAAGCATCAGTGGAGCGGTGTCTCAGCACCGTCGGCAGCCGCATGCTGCACCATAACGCCGTCGCCAAGCATCGAAGCTTGGTCAGGATTGATGGTGACTGGCTCACGCTCTCCGGTGAACTCGTCTGGATCAGCGACAATGATCAGCACCGTGTGCCCGGTGGCGTCGATCAGACCGAAACGGTGCGGATCGAATTTTGAAAGCGACAGGCTGGCCTTGATGCCGTCCTTTACCGTAACGCTCTCAAGCGTGGCTTTGATCGAGCGCTTGCCTTCGCCAGAGATCAGCTCGACAGCGCGGACGATTGTCGATCGGACGGCGGCCTCGACCTCGTGCACGGTGGCACGCTGGTCGGCCTCGGAGCGCTCGTGCCACGGGCGCTTGCTCTGCTCGTGTTTCAGGCGGTCGAGAATGAAATCGCGCAGATCGCCGGTGAGGGTGGCGGCTGCCAAGTCGAGCGCGGGGTTTTCGACCGGGTCGAAGAAGTCGTCGACCGGAACTGGCTCTCCACCGTTGATGGCGAGCGTGGAGTTGGCGTCGGCGCCAACGGTTGTCCCAGCAGTTTCGTCCTGGGCGGGGCCGATTTTGCGCCGGCTCATCAGATCAGATCCTGCGCAACGCCGGTCAGCTTGGCGAAGTGCTTGACCACGAGCGGATTCTTCTTGATGGCACTGAGCTGCTCGCGCGTGAGCGCCTTGGCCACTGCCTTGGCGTCATCGAGATTGAGCGGTGCGTCGCTCTTCTTGGTCTGCTCGACCTTGGCGTGAGCGTAGGCCAAGCGCCAGTCGGACAGCTCGGCCTTCGGTTGCGCCGATGCCCGGCCCGGGATTTGTCCGGCCTGCATGCGTCGCACGGTCTCTGCGGCGTCGATCGAGCGATGGGTGACGACGTGCAGGCCCATCAGCGCTAGATGGGTCCGGACGGGCTCTGGGATGCCGTCGAGCGAGTGCGTGCGGACGCTGTCTCCCTCCTGGACCGTCACCGCTCCGGCGCCGACGTCGTAGCTGACCTTGATGCGATCAGCCTTCGCAGCCGGCGTTGCCGCCGCACCCTGGATTTCAGCAGAAGCTTCCGCTTCTTGGCTTCCGGTGTTTGTTTCATCTTGCAGGGTCATGAGACCTCCTGTTGTTGTCCCGCAGCCCCGCAGGCGCAGCGGAGCGAGGCCAAGACCGGCCGGGCGCAAACGGAGCAGAACGGTTGGTTCACCGCGCTTCGCCGCGCAGTTTGGGCCCGTCGCGATACTGGTCACGATACCAGCGCTCTTGTGCCGGCGTCCGACGCATCATCTCGGCCAGGTTGCGCTCGCGATCGACCGCGGGCGGTGGCGCGCTGACGACGGTGGCGGCGATGAGAATAGCGGCTACCATTCACCGAGTCCCCAGGGCGTCAGGCGCACCGGCGGGTCGATCCGATCCGCCAGCGTCGCCATCTTCACGCCGCATCGGCGCAAGATCAGCGCCAGCACTCGCTTCCAGTAATGGATCATACCCGAATGCCTCCAGACGCCGGATCAGTTCCGCGCGCAATTCTTGGTTTTCTGCTGCCATTTTCAGCAGCGTGTCGGCGGACGGTGTGCAGCGTTTTTGCAGCCAGTCCTGAATCGTTCGGTGCGAACGACTGGTAGCTACGGCTGCATGTTTTGCCGTTCCTTGAGGCCATACAGACTTCAGAATCTCAGCCATTGACGGACAAGCTATTTGAGGCTTGGTCATTTGGAGTCGTTCTCAACTGGAAAGTTCAGTCGGGCAAAAGAACCGTAAGCTGCTAGAGCGGCATGATCATATGCACGCGCCGCGTCTGCGATATTCGAAAAGCCTACGGACATAGCCGTATCCCAATTTGTAGACGCGGGAGGCGTAATGCCTCCATCATCCGACCCGTTGAGCAGGCGGATTGATGGAAAGCGGGAGCGACAGAGCGGGCAATCCAAAAGACGGGGAAGCGTTGACGCGCTTCTCCATCCGGCTCTGCCGCGATCACGCCGACACCCGAATGCCCGAAGCAACGCCGTGATCGGCACTACTATATTGCCGATCGTCCCTCTTCTTGCAGTCGGAGCAGACGCGGTTTCCGATCCACATGCTGTCGAAGGGCCTGTCGCACGCGAGACATGGGCGAGTGATCGGCGCCTGCTTGGCTTGGCCGACGCTGGACGCGAGCGCGCGGTCCAGCCTCAATTGGCAGGACTTCTGGTCGATACCGAAACAGCGCGCAATGGCCCTGTTAGGGGTTCCGCGATGCTGCATCTTGATGGCAAGTTCGACGTCCCAGGGGATCGGGGCGGACGGCGGCGGGCGCACGGGCGCGAGCTGTCGCACGGACGCCGGCTGATGAATCCGATTGTTGACCATCTGCCGCTTCGGCAATCCAAGCCGATCGACCCAGCGATAATAGGTGTTGCCGACGATCGCGAACCGGTCGCAAATCGCCAGCGCGGAGACCCTGTCCGCGCGCATCTGGCGCATTTCCGCATCCATCTCGGCGGTTGGGCGGAACCGGGGGCGGTTCACAGCCACAGCAAGGCACCGATGATTGCCGCCCAAAGCGGCACCGCGAACAGCACGCCGTTGACGATGCCCCGTACGGCTCGGCTCGCAACGGCTCGAGGTTTTTCGCTAAACATGAGAGCAACCGGAGGCGCAGTTGCCTGCTCCCCCGGTCTCCCGCACCATCGGAGTTGCGACACACCCGATGGAGAGAGCCTTGGCCGAACCAACCATGCAGCAACTTGTTGCTGGCATCGAGATCCTACGGCACGAATTACGCGTTACACGCGAAATCGTCCGTCTGCTTGCGACGAAAGCCTTAGCGTTCGACGAAATGACAAAGATACCGTTGGATCTTGGGGTAGAGATCAAGCCGGTCCTCCCTCTGGATTGGGACGGGCGGGATGCGGTTCAGGCTGCGTATCACGCGGCTCTGACCGACCTTCGCGGCCCACAGAAAGCGACCTAACCCACCCCCTCAGCAGCTCGACATCGGCAACCAGCATTTGGATCTGCACTTGCAGTTCCAGCGGCGCGGCCGGTGTCGGGCCTGATGGCTTGGAGATGACGTCGGGAGGCAGATGTCCGCCAACGAAATCGGCAAGGTCGCCGGCGGCATTGCAAAGCTGTGCGCCGTCTTTCCACCGCAATCGCATGTGTATGAGCTGCTCGATCGCCCAGCGGCGGCGGTGCTCACCGGGGGAGAGCATGGTGTCGAGTGGGCGCGGGTCAGCGGTCATGCTGCCTGGGTGTCCGGAACTGGCGCCGGAAAGACGTCTGGCCTCAGAACATGCCGCGGGACGCCCGTCGCGGCCTCAACTGCGATCACCCGTTCAGCGGGGATGCGTGACCAAGAATAGATCGAAGGAAGTTTCACGCCCGCAATGCGAGCCAGAGCCGTCGGACTGCCGGCAGCTCTGATGGCAATCTCGATTACAGGGTCTACAGTTCGCATGATGCGACACTAGGCGTTGCTTAGCGTGCGCGTCAATAGGCAAACACTAGGCGCGCTACCGTTCGCGGTAGGCGATGCTTATTGGATGGAAGCCTGGCCCGATCGGTTGCGACGACTACGGAATGCGACGCAGCCTAGACTGTCGCAAGCCGCAGTCGCGAAGCACTTCAACATCGCCCCGGCTTCCGTAGCTCAGTGGGAGTTGGGGCGTAGTAAGCCTGCAATCGACAAGCTGCTTGAGTTATCTGCTCTCTACGACGTGACTCTTGACGAACTCTGCGGAGAAGACCTGAGCCGACCGTTTGGCTCCGTCGTCCCGCGCTCTGGCTTCAAGGGTGTCTACGAGGTTCAGCAATCGGTCGAGCAGCAGCTTCTCTTGATCCGCCGCGCTTGGACTTTGTTGTCTCTTGACGAGCGGAACGCATTGCTCACCACGGCAGAGACGTTGGCCGCTGCTCGCCGGAAATCTGCATAGTTGGCCCAAGACGCTGCCTCCAGACGTGAACGTCTCAAGAACATGCCTTAGGACGGAATGCCTGTCTACATATCGAGATTAGGGAAAACTTCTGGCTTTCGCTATTGTGCTCCGAATATATGCAACCGCTGAGCGAGCGCTACCAAAGCCCCAAGAGCGGCAATCGTCCCCACTGCTGCGGTCGGCATCTGCCACCAACTTGGAAGCTTGCTGACAATCTTCTCAGCTAGCAGCGTCATCTTTGCATCCAGGGCAGATATGCCGGTTTCGACGGATCGCAGTCGCTCGTCAAATTTATCGATCTTGACCTCGATGCGGTCTAGACGGCTCTCAATCGCTGTGACGCGCGCTTCCATTCCCGGATCATGGGGTGGCGGTCCACTTCCGGCAACAAAATCCGACCCTGCCACCGTGGTCAGTGGTGGAACCGGTCGATGATATTGGCCGCTGCTGCTCACTGACCAAGCACCTTCTGCCTGATGTGAAGCCGGACGTAAGCGCAGTTCGTGCAGACGAGCCCGACTAACGGCATTTGCGGCGGCACTAGGTGCTTTTGCGAAGAGCTCACAGCTAGCATCGACAGGGCTGGCCGTAGATCAAGGTCTTCGCCCGCATACAGCATTTCCCAAGTCGGATTATTGCAAATGGGACAGGCAGCCGCAGCCTTGGCTTTCTGGAAAAACTCAGCAGCAGCAGCAAGGTCATTCTGAACCGAGTTAAGCCCATTGGCCGCGTCGCTCTCCGGCGGATCATCCATGAACGCAAGGTAGCTCGAACAATCCCGATCGTCTGCTAGGCAATGCCTATTGACAGGAGTGCTAGGCATTGCTTAGTGTGCTCCATCAGCGCCACCCCGGCGCCCTGGAGGACCGAGATGGCCGAGGCGCCGCAGACCGAGAGCTACCCCGTCAATAACCGTTGGACGGGGGAGGTGCAGTTCATATCTGAAATTCCAACTTGGCTAGACTGGCGCTTGAAAATTGGCGCAGCAGTGAATTGGACATTTGACAGCGGTGCCGTCTTAAGCGACGCCTCCCTGCGCGGTGCCGACCTGCGCTACGCCGACCTGAGCGACGCCGACCTGAGAGACGCCTCCCTGCGCGATGCCGACCTGCGCTACGCCGACCTGAGCGACGCCTCCCTGCGCGGTGCCGACCTGCGCTACGCCGACCTGAGCGACGCCGACCTGAGAGACGCCTCCCTGCGCGGTGCCGCCCTGAGCAGTGCCGTCTTAAGCGGTGCCGACCTGAGCAGTGCCGACCTGCGCGGTGCCGACCTGAGCGGTGCCGTCCTGAGCGATGCCTCCCTGAGCGATATTCCTATCGTTCCCAACCTTGACGCCGCAATTCTCGCTGCCATCGAGGCTGGTGGCGGACTGGATATGTCTTCCTGGCACCACCCCTGCGGCACGTCTCATTGTAGGGCCGGATGGGCGGTGGTGACGGCTGGCGAGGCCGGAAAGGAGCTTGAGCGCAAAGTCGGGTCAGAGGCGGCCGGCACGCTCATCTATCTGGTCTCTCGTCCAGGCCAGCCTGTCCCAAATTTTTATGCGGACAATGAAACCACGCTCGCATCGTTGCGCGCCGATGCAGGAGTTTCGGCATGAGCCCGCAGAACATCACCATCGCGCACCAGCCAGATGCGGCGCCCAGCCTTGAGGCGCTGCTTGTAAGGAGCCTGGTCGCGGAGGCGACGAAGCTGGCGCTCACGTCCGGCCAAGATACCGCTCGCGGTAGCATCAGCGTCCGCGTTATGACGCTGGCCAGGCTTGCTGGCGAGCACTTCGGCACTGAGATACCGGCGCCGGCCGGCTTGCAGGTGTCCGCATGAGCTACGATCCCGCCGAAGTATTCCGCGTGCGCCGCGAAGGCGTGCCGCTGGACATGCCAGGCCGTGTCGAGGAGGGCATGCGCGACTTCGGCCGCACGCGCCGCCCGCACGGGCTGTTGTTCGACGCTGAGCCGCAACCGACGCTGATGCAGGTGCTCAGCGGCGTCCTGATCCAGTTCGAGCACCTGCCGGATGCGGTGCTTGAGGGTATCGCTGCAGGTACACATGCCGCCGGCTTCGTCACCGCAGACTTGGCGCGTTCGCTGCTCACCGCGCGCCGCGCCGTCGAGGAGTGCGCGCTTTGATCGTCCAGACGTTGTTCAAGCAGGCCCTCCGCAATCCCCCTGCCACGATCGGCGACCGCGTCGTTGCCGCCGTCAAGCAGCGCATCTGCCCGCAGACCGCCGCCGCCGCGCTCTGCGCCAAACTGGATAAGCAGCAGGCGGCAGACCCGAGCGGCGAGGACGAGGCGGCACAGGAGCGGCTGGAACAGCTCGGCACTCTGCTGGGCGGCGTGGGAGACGACGGCTTCGTTGCTGTGCTGGACTGGAACATGCAGCGCATCGAGACGGACAAGACCGAGAAAGCCGACCCGCGTGACTACCATAGTGGGCGCGGCGGCAATGACCCAGATCGCTACATGTCCGGCTGGCTGGAAGACGCGATCGAAATGGCGCGCAACGAGTTCTGCCGGGACTTCATGTTCGACTGCGAGCGGGTGATGAATGGAGCTTACTTTGAATAAAGCTAGTGGCTTGAAGGCTCATCCGGAGAAAGTGATCGCCGTCGCAAACGAGCTGGACACCGCTGCGCGCCAGCTCGCCGCCTGCATCGACAGCCTAACCGGCCTCACTCCGGAGCAGCGCTGCGAGCTACGGGGCTTGCCGATGGCGATGATGCGCTGGAAGGATGCGCTCGACCCCGAGCGGGCGCCTGTCGTCTCGATCGAGATCGTGCGGCGGTTGCCGATGCTGGCGCGGGAGACTTGGCGATGAGTGGCGCAACCGAAGCGTCCAGCGTGCTGCAGGCTGCGGCGGAGCGCGCCCTCTCTCAACTCTCGAAACCAGTGACTGAGGCTCGCGATGCTCGGTATGAGATGAACAATGTAACCGACTTGGTCGACGTCATGGGTTACGTCGCCGATGCGATCCTTGCGTGCGAGGCGCTGCACGGCGTGGCTAAGCGCGCCGAAGCCGATCTCCGCCTGCATCTGGCTCGCAGCATGGCAGACACGGGTGCACAGAGCATCCTAACGCCAGACGGCTATCACAGCATCTCTCTGCGGGCTGCAATACGGGGTGCAATCATTGAGGACCGGAACGCCATCCCGGCCGAGCTATTCTCAACGCCAGAGCCCAAACCTGATCTCGTCGAGATTGCCAAACGGCTGCGATCTGGCGTGAGCGTGCCGGGCGCCGTGCTGTCCAACGGTGGCGAGCAAACCATCCAGATCAGGAAAAGGGAAGCGGCATGAATGCTATCAGCAATACGTCACAGCCCGGAACATCCGTCGCTGTTACGGAAGATCGAGTGATTGAGGTTCTTCGGAACAGCCTTTATCCAGGCGCTAAACCTGAAAGTGTAGCCCTGGTGCTCGCTTGGTGCCGTGCAACCGGCCGCGACCCTATGAAGAAGCCGATTCATATCGTCCCCATGTGGGTCAAGGATGCAACGACTGGGCAAGGTGGAATGCGCGATGTCCTCATGCCAGGCATCGGCACTTACCGATCAGACGCGGCAAGCACCGGTAACTATGCCGGCAAGACAGAGCCAGAGTTTGGCCCAACGAAAACATTTGATATCGACGGCATCAAAGTCGCTGCGCCAGAATGGTGCAAAGTCACCGTGATGCGTCTAGTCCATGGTGCGGCTCGCCCCTTCACGGCCTGCGAATTCTGGCTTGAAAACTATGCATCCGGAAAGGAAAAGAAGGGCGTCAACGATATGTGGCGCAAGCGTCCATTTGCGCAGCTCGCCAAGTGCAGTGAAAGCCAGGCGCTCCGGATGGCGTTTCCCGATGAAACCGGGAACACCAACACGGCCGAGGAAATGGAGGGCAGGACGTTTGAGGGAATGACCATTGATGGTGCTCATACTCCCGCTCAAAAGCTACAACAGGTGCGGCCTACATTAGAGACTACGATGCACGGAGACGACATCCCCGACTTCGATGCACCAAAGCCCGATCGCATGGCGAAGGTTGCCGAGCGTATTAAGGCACGTCTTGCCCAAGCTACCGACCAGGAAAGCTACAACGCAGTCATGACGCACACCGGCATCTTAGCCGAATGGGACAAGCTGCGCTCGGATCGACCAGAGCTTGAGGCCGAAGTCGAGATCGTCCGCCAGGCCACGCTAGATCGGATTGCTGAAACGATGGACCGGGGCGCCCCCACCGCGAATGATGACGTGTCGGCATGATCATCCCCGCCGACCATCGCCGCCACCCGCCCGGCTGCCCCGATCCCGACTGGTGCCGCGGCAATCGCGAATGCTACTGGACCTGCATCGACGAGGGTGAGCCGCCGCAATTGGAGGCCGAGGGGCGGTGCTTGCCGGCGAGCGGAGGTGCGCCATGAGCATCACCGTGCACGAGCCCAGCTACGAGGACTTCCTCAGGGCCAAGGTGGCGCAGTTTGGCGAGGCCGGCATCGCAGCCATAATGCCGGAAGACCTGCATCCCGTCCTCAAGCCGCACCAGCGCGACGCGGTGTCCTGGATGCTGCGCAAGGGTCGCGCCGCGCTATTCGCCGGCTTCGGCATGGGTAAGACGCTCATGCAGATTGAGGCGATGCGACAGCTCATCGAACGCGGCGAGATCAAGTATGGGCTGATCGTCCTGCCGCTCGGTGTGCGCCAGGAGTTCACCCGCGACGATGGCATGCTCGATCTCGACCTTCCGTTCATCCGCACCACGGCCGAGATCGCCGGCCCGGGCATCTACCTTACCAACTATGAGAGCGTGCGCGAGGGCAAGATCGATGTCTCTCTGTTCGATGCGGTCAGTCTGGACGAGGCCGCAATTCTGCGCGGGTTCGGCGGTAGCAAGACGTTCCGCGAGCTGATGCGCCAGTTCGAGGGCACGCGGTTCCGCTTCGTTGCCACGGCGACACCCAGCCCGAACGAATACATCGAGCTGCTCAGCTATGCCGCATTCCTTGGCGTGATGGAGGTCGGCGAGGCGAAAACGCGCTTCTTCAAACGCAACAGCAGCAACGCCGACAAGCTGACCCTGCATCCCCACAAGGAGCGCGAGTTCTGGTGTTGGGTTGCATCCTGGGCGCTGTTCCTGACCAGGCCATCCGATCTCGGACATTCCGACGAGGGATATGATCTGCCGCCGCTCGACGTGCGCTGGCACGAGGTGCCGAGCGATCACTCGAAAGCCGGCGCAGAGCGCGACGGCCAGGGCCGCATGTTCCGTAATGCAGCGATCGGCGTATCGGATGCCGCGGCCGAGAAGCGGGCCACCCTGGGAACCCGCATTGCGAAAATGATCGAGTTGCGGGACGAGAACCCCGGCGCGCATCGCATCCTCTGGCACGATCTCGAGGACGAGCGCCGGGCAATCGAAGCGGCGATCCCTGGCGTCATGTCGGTCTATGGGTCGCAGGACCTCGAGACGCGCGAGGCCAATATCATCGGCTTTTCGGACGGGCTGTTCGCCGAGCTCGCCGGCAAACCCTCAGTCACCGGCGTCGGATGCAACTTCCAGCGGCATTGCGCATGGTCGATCTTCCTCGGGATCGGCTTTAAATTTTACGACATGATCCAGGCGTGCCACCGTGTACACCGCTTCGGGCAGACGCAGCCGGTGCGGGTCGACTTCATCTACAGCGAGGCCGAGCGGGAGGTTCGTCGGGCGATCGAGACGAAGTGGGCCCGGCATGACGAACAGGTCGAGATCATGCGCGGGATCGTCCGCGAATACGGGCTGAACCGGCTCGCGATGGCGCAGTCGCTCCAGCGCGAGATGCACGTACCGCGCGAGGAGGCCGCGGGAGACGCCTGGCGCTTGATCAACAACGACACTGTGATCGAGACGGCTGCGATGGATGAGGCCAGCGTCGGGCTGATCGTCACCTCGATTCCGTTCGCCACCCAATACGAGTACACGCCGAACTACTGCTACGATGAGAGCACGGAGGTCTTGTCGGATCGTGGTTGGATCAGCTTCGGCGAGGTCGGGTTAATAGACAAGCTTGCGACCGTGGATCAGAGCCTCTTGTCCCTAGAGTGGCAGCACCCGATCGCGACGGTGTGGGAGCACTACTCAGGAGACATGCTCCACTTCGTTAACAGCAACAACTTCGACCTTCTTGTCACCCCGGATCACGGCATGTTCGTGGATCGCCGTGTGGGAAACCAGGAGACCGGGCGGAAGGACAGGCGCTATGGCAAAGTGCGGGCGTCGGAGATCGCCGACAATTTCGTCTCCCGCAAATACCGAATGGTCAACGCCATCCGGTATTTGCCGATCGGCAAGAACCCCAAGCGCATCGAAGTTCTGCCGGCCGCTCGTGGTGCTCGCGGGCCTGTTGGAAAGGAACTTGGAAGCATCGCCGTCGAAGACTTCATGGAACTGGCGGGTTGGTATCTGTCAGAGGGCTATTGCGATGCGTTGGGAGGTCCGCATGCCGGGCGGATCACGATTTCGCAGTCGCTGGTCCACCCCAAGTATCGTGATGAAATCTGCGCCCTGTTCAACAGGATCGGGCTGACTGTCCAGATCAACGCTAAAGCGATCATCGCTCACAATCGGGCATTGGCGCGCTTGCTGGTTTCAGAGTTCGGATCAGGCTCCTACCACAAGTCCATTCCGGCCTGGGTCAAAGAACTGGACGGGACGCTCCTCCTCATCCTGCGCGACACGATGATGAAGGGCGACGGTGGCGCCCGAGGGTTCGACTACGCTTCAGTCAGTCCGAAGCTGCGAGACGACTTCCAACACATTGCTTTTCTGACGGGCTGGGGCACGGCCATTCGAGGCAACGTCGTCCGGATCGGCCGCAGTCAGGTGTTTCCCGAAATCAGGCGGGCGCCCGATCTCCTTGCATATTCTGGCATGATCGGGTGCGCCAAGGTCCCGAACGGAACGCTTGTTGTGCGTCGCAACGGCGTGATCTCGATCAGCGGCAACTGCGATTTCGGCCACACAGACGACAACGACCATTTCTGGCGGCAGATGGACTACCTGACGCCGAACCTGCTCCGGGTGCTGCATCCCGGCCGGGTCATGGCTGTGCATGTCAAGGACCGGATCATGCCCGGCGGCCTGAGTGGCCTGGGGTTCCAAACCCTGCATCCGTTCCACTGCGAGGCGATTGAGCATTATCGCCGGCACGGCTTCGCGCTGCTGGGGATGAAGACGATCACGACCGACGTTGTGCGCGAGAACAACCAGACTTACCGGCTCGGCTGGTCGGAGCAGTGCAAGGACGGGTCGCGCATGGGGTGCGGCGTGCCGGAATACCTGCTGCTGCTCCGCCGCCCGCCGACCGATGCGAGCTCTGGCTATGCGGATGATCGCGTCGTGAAGGAGAAGCCGCTCTGCTTCCTGGACGACGACACCACAGCACCGTTCGACAAGCGCACCAATTGGAAGCGACCGGCGCCTGGCACGGGCTACTCGCGCGCGGCCTGGCAGATCGATGCCCATGGCTATGCGCGATCGTCGGGGGATCGGTTGCTGTCCGGCGACGATCTGCGCTCCCTGCCGCACGAGCAGATGTTCAAGTGGTGGCGCGCGCGGTCGACCGATCGGGTCTACGACTACCGCGAGCACCTTGGGATTTCCGAGGACCTGGACGCGCTCCAGCGCCTACCGGCGACGTTCATGCTGTTCCCGCCGCACTCGCCGCACCCTGACGTTTGGACCGACGTGGCGCGCATGCGGACGCTAAACGGAGAGCAGGTGCAGAAGGGGCGCGAGGTGCATCTGTGCCCGCTGCAATTCGACATCGTCGATCGGCTAATCGTCCAGTTCTCCAATCCCGGGGACGTCGTCTATGACCCGTTTGCCGGCATCGGCACCGTGCCGCTGCGGGCAGTGAAGCTAGGTCGCCAGGGTCTCGGCACCGAGCTAAGCCGGTCCTACTGGCGCGACGCCGTCGCCTACTGCCGGGCCGAGGACGAGAAGCGCGCGACGCCGACGCTGTTCGACATACTCGACGCTCCGGGAATGGAAGCGGCCGAGTGATGACCGGCCGCTACATCCTGGACCCACTCACACGCTGCTGGCGCTGGGTATCAGTCAACACAATCCACCGCTGGCACCGCTGGGCAATCGGTCACCCGCACTGGCATGCGCCACGAGTGCTGGTCGAAAACCTGCCGCCCGTGTGCCTCAAGGCGGGGCTGATCGTCGGCGGATTGTTGCCGCTGCTTCCTCCGCTGCCCTACGGCGGCGGGTATGATGCACCGTATGGCGGCATGGGCGGATATGGCGCTCCCTATGCCGGTGCCGGCGGCTATCCCAGTGGCGGCGGGGGCTTTGCACCAGGCGTGCCCGGCAGCGCGCTCGCTGGGTTCCCCGGTGTGTTGGTGCCGATCGGCTCAAGCCATCAGGCTGCGCCGGCTCTGAGCGAAATCGCGGCGAGCACGCCTGGCAATATGGTGGTGGCGACGTCAGAGCCAGCAAGCTGGACTGTGTTGCTCGGTGCGCTGGCGCTGCTGGCGGCTGCCCGGCTTGCTGCCGTGGCGGGAGGTAAGTGATGGGAAACAAATCTGACTGGCTCAGGCGAAGGGCCGATGCCCTTTACGCGGAAGCTAAGGAGCTTGAAGGCACAGCCAAAGAGCTAAAAGCTAAAGCAGATGCGATGAAGGCTGATATCCAAGCTGCCAAATCGCTTGGCCCTGCTGCCGATCGGGATTGGGCCGAGCTTCATGCCGCTCGTTCTGATTTTCGTCAGATCGCAATGTTTACGCGCAATCATGGTTAACAATCCGCTGCCGTCCGTCCGCATGTCGATCGCGCTCGCAGTGGTGGCGTTTGTGCTCGGTGCGCCGGTCCTGGTCTTTGAGCCCAACGGCTGGTGGCGCGTCGTGTTGTGGGCAGGGTTCTGCGCGGCAGGGCTTGCTCTGGCGATTTGGAACGCCAGGCGGAGCAGCAAGGTGCGACATGGCTGAGACCTTCAACCCAGCCGAACGCCCCGGCGTTCGCCGCGTGATAGGGCCGACGATCCTGCTCGGCAGCGGGAGCTATTTCGATTTCGAGGACCCGGCCAGCTCGAACATCACCATCGAGGACATCGCCTACGGCCTGGCGTTCACCTGTCGCTTCGCCGGTCACTGCCGGGAGCGGAGCACAGGGCAGCGCGTCTTCTACTCGGTCGCGGAGCACTGCGTCCGGATGAGCGAGATCGTCCCGGTCGAGCACGCCTATGACGCGCTGATGCACGAGCTCGGCGAGGCGGTCTGTGGCGACATGACGTCACCGCTGAAAAGCATCTGCCCGGACTATAAAGCCGTCGAGAAGCGCTGCCAAGCCGCGTTGGAGCGACGGTTCTCCGTCACGATGCGGGATCGCGAGCTGATCAAGCATTTCGACCTGGTGATGCTGGCAACAGAGCAGCGCGACCTGATGCCGACGTCTGGGGAGCAGTGGGGTTGCTTGGCTGGCATCAAGCCGCTCGAAGAAACCATCGTCCCACGGGCCGCCGAGAACGCCGCCGTGGAGTTCATCGAGCGATACGATGCGCTGGTGCTGCGATGACGGCGCAGGCAAAAACCCGAACCAGCGATGCCTAACGACGGCCGCCCCGTCCTCCCCGGCTGGCCAGCCGTGCTGCACGAAGAGTGGGCGGCTGCCTACCTGTCCCTCTCGCCGACGACATTCCGAGAGCAAGTCGCGCCGGCCGTGCCCCCGATCCGGCTCACGGTGAAGCGCATCGGCTGGCGCCGGGCTGATCTCGACGCATGGATTGCGCGACAGGGGGCCAGAGGGGCAGCATCAACGCTGGAGAACGATTGGGGCTGACGTGATCGTGCGTCTGAAATATGTGCAGGCCTTCAAAGACCGCTACGGGCGACCGCGCCTGTATTTCCGCCGGCCGGGTTGCAAGCGGATTACGCTGCCGGCGCAGGATGATCCTTCGTTCCACGAAGCTTATGCCGCTGCCCTGGCAGCGTCCGAGCCAATCGCAAAGACTGATCGCGTGGTCGAGGGCTCAATCGAAGCCGTGTCCCGCAGCTATCTTGCCAGCTCCGCATACCGTCAACTCGCAGCAAGTACGCAGCGAGTGTATCGTCGGATTATTGATGACATGGTGCATGCGCACGGCATCAAGCGGGTCGCGCATCTCCAAGCACAAAAGGTGCGCGAGATGATGGAGGCCCGGTCAGCGACACCGGCTGCGGCAAACCACTTCCTGCGGACCCTGCGTGCGCTGATGAAGCATGCGATCCGACAAGGCCTAATCCAAACTGACCCAACGCGTGATGTGGACCGGCTCAAAGAACACGGCGAGGGTGCGGAGACATGGAGTGAGGAGGACATCGCGGCTTTCGAGGCGCGCTGGGCTGCCGGAACGCGACCGCGACTGGCGCTGGCTCTCATGCTCTACACCGGGCAGCGCCGCAGCGACGTGGTTCGGATGGGTCGGCAGCATATTCGAGGGGACGCGATCGAGGTCCGCCAGCAGAAAACAGGGGCGCGGCTGCTGATCCCGCTGCATGCCGAGCTGGCGGACCTGATAGCCCTCGAGACCGATCGGCTGACGTTCCTGATGACCGAACGCGGCGCGCCATTTACACCCAACGGCTTCTACATGCGGTTCGCGAAGTGGGTAACGGCGTCCGGCCTACCAGACGGGCTTAGCCCGCACGGCCTCCGCAAGGCTGCTGCACGACGCATGGCCGAGGCCGGTTGCACAGCGCACCAGATCGCGGCCGTGACGGGGCACAAGACGCTCGCAGAGGTTCAGCGCTACACACTTGCAGCCGACCAGGAGAGGCTTGCCCGATCTGCGATAAAGTCGATTGGCCGGGGCAGAATCATGAACAAGGTTTGACAAACGCCAGACCTTAGACTGTAAAACTTCTGATAACCCATTGATACTTAAGTCAGTAATTGACCTGATGGCGTCCCGTAGGGGATTCGAACCCCTGTTACCGCCGTGAGAGTGGTTCCCGAACAATGCACGAGTATGCAGAGGCGTTCGCAGTGCGTTGTTTTGGTTCCTAACGCATTCTCTTGCACCTCGTCGCACGACACCGCATTCTACCCACCATTCTACCCACTATTCCAGAGAACGATGCCGAGACAGACAGCAGACCAGCCGATAACGACCCGTACCGCCCGCGAACGGCTCGAGGTGCGTCGCGACCCTTACTTCCGCAGCATCGGTGCGGGCGTGTCCCTCGGGTATAGACGCGGAGCGAGCGGTGGAACCTGGGTTGTCCGTACCATGGTCGAGGGACGCTATCGCGACCGATCGCTGGGCCGAGCCGACGATGTCATCAAGGCGGATGGAGTAACTTACCTCGACTTCCGCCAAGCCGAAGCCAAGGCCCGAGCGGAAGCCAGCAATCAGCACCATGCTGCTGCCGGGATTGATCCGTCACACGCCACCCGAGCGCCCTTCACTGTGAGCGATGCCCTAGCGGACTACGTCCGTGCCTACCGGCGTCGTGGGGGCAAGCGCGTCAAAGACACCGAAAACACGATCAAGGCTCACCTTGAAAGCCAGCTGGGGACTGTTCGGCTCGATCGCCTCACGCGCGGTCGAATTATTGCCTGGCGTGACGATCTTGCGGAGGCGGCGCCTCGTCTGCGAACGCGCCGCTCCGCGCCAGCCGGTTCAAGGCGGCGGGTGCTCGACCCATCCGACGCGGATGGGATCCGGCGACGCCGAGCGACCGTCAACCGCATTCTGTCGCTGCTGAAGGCGGCGTTGAATCTAGCTCACCAGGAGGGCCGCGTTCACTCGAAGGCGGCCTGGGAGCTTGTCAAACCCTACCGCGAGGTGGATTCGCCGCGCATACGGCATCTCTCGGACGCGGAGGTCGTGAGGTTGGTCAACGCCTGTGATCCGGCGCTGCGGAAGATCGTTGTTGCCGGCTTGCTGACCGGGATGCGCTACGGCGAGATCACCCGCCTCCGCGCGCTGGACGTCAACAACGAGGTGGGCAACGTCACCGTCGCAGTAAGCAAGAGCGGCAAGCCGCGACACATCTACCTGACAGATGAAGGCCGTGCCTTCTTCGAACACGCCGCAGTCGGCCGCCCCAGGACCGACCTACTCTTCGTGCGCGAGGACGGCGACGCCTGGGGTAAGTCGCATCAGTTCCGACCGCTCCGCGAGGCGTGCGCCGCCGCCCGCATCGAGCCCGCCATATCGTTTCACATCCTTCGACACACCTACGCAAGCCGCCTTGCTCTGGCTGGCACTCCCATGTCGGTAATCGCAGCGCAGCTTGGCCATGAGGGCACGCGAATTACCGAGCGGCACTATGCCCACTTGACCCCAAGCTATGTGGCCGACACGGTCCGGGCGACCTTCGGGGCGCTCGGCATCGTGGAGGTCTCGAATGGGACGGCCTCACCGGTCGGCACCAAGGGTTCCTGAGGACCGGGAACTTGCCGTCAACAAGAACTACGCTTGGGGGTGTCGTGCGGAGCCTGGATGACGGCCCCAATCACGGATGCGCTGCAGCTAGAGCGGCCGCTTGCCGACGGGCTGCTGTCCGTCTTTCGCCCGTGGCGAAAAGCGGGGTTCGCCCGCCTCATCCGGCATCTATCGATGACGAGTCCGTCCGCCTGGTGAATGCGTGCAAACCGAATCTTTGCGACATCGTAATTGCTGGAATGCTGACGGGGCTGCGCTACGGTTAAATTCGTCGGCTCCGGTGCCTCGGTTCAATGCCGATGTCGGCATCATCACCGTGCAAACCAGCAGAAGTGGGAAAGCCCGCCATGTCTACCTGACCGATGAAGGACGGAGGGTCTTTCAGCAGGCCGTAGCCGGACATGATGGATCAACTCTGATTTTCATGCGCCAGGATGGTGAAGTCTGGGGGCAATCGCATCAGTTCCGGCCGCTGCGCGAGGCCTACGCTTCGGCCCGCATCGAGCCAGCATATTGCGGCACACGTATGCCAGCCGCCTCGCTCTGGCCGGAACGCCGCTGCCGGTCATTGCTGCGCAGCTCGGGGACGCCGGCACGCGCATGACCGAGCGACACTACGCTCATTTGACTCCGAATTGTGTGGCAGACACCGTCAGAGCTGCTTTTGGTCCACTCGGGATCGTCAAGCAGTCGAACGTCGAGCTGCTGACCTTACTGCGCTGAAGCAGGGTCAACTCCGGGCAGGAGCGTCACAGCGTCATCCGGCAGGCCTTTCTCCCAGCCAGCGCTTCAGTTCTTCAGTCGGGATTAAACGACGTTTTCCGACCTTGATGCTTGCAAGCCTCCTGGACTGCAACTCAATGTAGATTTGCCTCCGAGAAATGCCTACCGCGCCTGCGGCCTCAACGATCGTCAGCGAGAGTCGCGGCAATACCGAGTGAACTCGCACAGCCGCATCGACCTTAGCCGCGCTTGGGCTGTCAAAGTTAATGTCATGAGAGCTGGACATGTCGACCTCGTAGAAGATTGCTCAGGAACCATTCCCGCAGTCGGAGTTGCGAGCGAGCGCAATAGACTGCGCTGCTGAATTCACATTCTCGTTACTTCACCCGCGTTGTAGCCGACACCGCCACAGATGATCTCGCTCCACTTCAGCAGGAACCGTTACCCGAGTTCGATCGCAATCGCCGGCCGCAAGGTGCTCCAAGCAAAGTAGAGACTTTATGCGCTCGTTTTTCTTCTCGCTGACGGCCCCGTTCGCTCAAGGACTGGCCCGCGCCGATCCTCAATGTGCCCTGCCGTCCCAGGGCTGTTCAACGCTCTGTTGTCGTCACCGTTGAGTCTGATTTGCAACAGGTGCGGAGCGAACGAGGCGACTGATCTGTTTTGGGGATTCTCGAAGCGGAGAATTTCTGACCCTTGGG